AGTGCTTCGTTAGATGTAGCGGTTGGTGTTTCGATGTCTTCTGAGTCCATAGATGAACCTTTGCCGGTTCCACCACAAGCCTCGCATGCGTGCGTTGAAGCACCTTCGTCAGCGCCAGTGTGAACTTCGCCTGTGCCGTTGCATCCTGAGCATGGGAGGTAGAACTCGCCAGTGGCTTGCTCTGGCATTTGGTTAACGTCTTCTGCGTCGTCCTGCATGTCTACTGATTTGGTCATTACATCTCCTACTGTTTTAGCCAACTCAAAAGAGGCTGACGGATTGGCCGGTCTGTCCACTACCGAAACTTCTACAATTTCTCCACCCTTGATTACGCCCTTCGGCGCACGTGGGTCGTTCATGTCAACGTATGCCGATTTGATTCCAATGCTGAAACCCGAATAGACATTTTGTTCAACCTTCATGGCAGCGATTGGGTCAACAATCTTTGCGCTGATTGCAAAGCCTGTTCCCTGTGATGTCATTGATGTTGCCTTGCCTACTGCACGAGAACCATCGTGTTGCTCTCTAATGTTTCCCAATTTGAACCACTTTGGCATGGCTGTTTTTAGCCACTCTGGGTCGCAGATTTGCTGGTCGAGGTCGAGCGTGTCATCGGTGGCTAGTCCCTTGACGGTAAGGAATCCCTTGTCGTCACGTGACTTTTCTAGTCCGCCAAAGTAGGCATAGGTAATTTCTGACATTGATTGTCTCCTGATTTAATTAGATTTGTTGTTACTTAAAGAACGACGGAACGTCGCCATAAGGTTTGAAGTCATCAAAAAACTCCATGTTTGATGCGAATGATTTTGTCTCGTAGTGACCATCTGACTTGCGAACCAGGTAACAGATGTCATCAAACGATGCGTAATCATCATCGAAGTCAACCAAGTATCTTTGGTCGCCTGCTTGGATTTCCCACCATTGGTCGTTTTCATTGCCCCAATTGGCAACAACAAACCCAACTTGTATTTGTTTCTTTACTATCTCTTGTGCTTCTTCAAACGTAACTGACATTATTGGCCCCCTTCAATGTATTTAAGAATGCTGTCAGATGGTCGCTTGTCGTCAATTCTCACCCATCGAGGTGTTGACATTCTCTTCCATGCTGAGTAGTTAGCATCCCAAATTGTACTTGTTTGAGCGTCGATGAATTGAACTTCACCGTCTTTGATTTCCCAGTTGATAACGTGACCGACATTGCGGCCCTTCCAACCCATCTGCAAGAATCCTCTTGCACCTTCTGGGTTCTGAGCAATGATGTCGCTACTGAGTCTGTCTCTGACCTTGGCGTTAGCAACATACTTTTCGCTAAGTTGAGCGCTTTTGTTTTCAAGGTCTTTCCAAGTTGCATTGATGTAGTTGAACTGGTACTGACTGCTATCTGCTTTGTAAGCATTAGCGGTAACGTCAAATCCACGACGACGGAGTTCATAGTTCTGAACACATCGAGCGCAATTGGAATTGTACGCTTCAACATTAGGGTTGTAACGTGGGTTAGTTCCCTTAATCGCTTCGTCAATTGGGATTGGGTCGCTCTTAGGGAACCTGTCCAATACTGGGTTGTACAACGGGTCAACGTTCTGGTGACTGGTTGCTGCTATCAGTTGGTCTGCAACGCCTGATGTTTCCGGTGCTGCGGCTTCTGGTGTCGAGATTTCCTCAGGAGCAGGAATGTCTTCCGGTGCTGGGAGGTCTTCTGCGTTAAGCATGCTGTCGATGTTTGCAGTGATGTAACACATGCAGTTTGGGTGCAGTGGTGGTGGCTCGTCCGACACGTCGTGTGGATTCGAGTCTTCCATTGCCTGACACTCATCGCATGGGTCGTACGCATTCCAGTCATAGGCGGTGATGCCCGAATCTGTGTATGTATCGATTGTCGTTGCGTTGTAAGCGAAATTAGATTCTGTCTGGGCAATCATCATGGCACGAGATGCGTCGTTGATGATGCTGTCGATTGCTGCTGCAACATCGACGTAAGGCGCTCCGGCTGAAAGGCCGTCAGACAAGGCAGTACCAATGCGGTCCTGTGTCGTTTGGTCAATGCCCTGAAGCGTTATGTTGCGACGGTCCAGAATCTTTTGGAACTCTGGTCCTGCAACCTTCGCTGCTGCTGCTGGGTTTCCTGGTTTCCAGGATGACCAGTCAACGCCTTCAGAAAGTTTGGCAACGCCTTCTTTGACTGCGACTGAGCCAAGTTCGGTTGTTGCATCCTTGGCACCAATCAAGGCTCCATCATTGTGGACGCCTTGAATTTGCTTTGAAAGGTCAAGGTTGTTGAAACGGACGTGCTGTGCAATGGCTTTTCTGGCGATTGACTTAGCGTCGTCTGCTGCCTTGGTCTTGCTTTTGAGCGTCTCTGTAATGGCTATTGAGATTCCTGAGTAGGAGTTTGCAATGGCCTTTTGAATCAATGGAGCGTAGTGCTGTGCTACTTCCTTACGACGTTCCCCCCGTTTAGTAACTAAACCTTTTGGGGTATCTGTTATCTGCGCTTTCACAATGTCTTCAGCCCAGCCAAGAACGTTTTCTGGTAGTGGGACTGTTCCCTTGACCAAGAAGTAAGCGTCGTTGTTTAGTTTGTCTGCGAGTTCTTCTTCGAAAGTTACAAAGTCAAATGCTCGCCACTTGCCTGTCTTGTTGCGTGACTTAATGAACCTGGCAAACTCACGGAGTTCTTCTGCTTGTACAGACTTCGCTTCTACGGGCTTTACGCTAACTTCCGGCGTCGCCTTTGGAGTTTCGGTGCTTTTGCCTTGTGGGTTTTTGCTTTGGTCGTTTTGGTCCGTGTTCGTTTGTTCACTTGAAGGTCCTGTCTGTCCAGTTGTCTCGCCTGTGTTGTCTACTTCTAGTTGACCCTTGAAGAACACTGGGCCATTGGCAGTAAGGACAAACGGTTCATCCGCCGATTCGTCGTCAAACAATGGCATACCCAATTCTCCACGAGTGTCGTTGAGGGTAAGCATTCCAGCGTTGACTGCGGTTGATAGAGCCTTGTAGCGCTGCAACTGGTCTGATGATGATGTGTCGTCTGTGATGTTGAATGTCAGGTTCCCATCCATGCCAAGGTGCTGGCGGCTGAGTGTGTTGACCATGTCAATGATGAAGTTGATGGTTGGCTTTGTAGAGACGGTTTCGGCTGACTGTGATTCGCCTTCTGCTGCTCCTTTGCCGCCACCAAGTCCGGCACGAGCGACTACACCAACCTGTGATGGCATAACGCCGAAGATGGCCGCAATACGCTTGGCAATGAACTCGTCGTAGTCTGACTTGTACTTCTCGTCAATCTGCTTGGTCTGTACGACCTTTGCTCCACCAGGGAGTGAGCGAATCTGTTGACGGTTCTGAGTCATACCTGAGTAGTGGTCGTTCAGGATTCTGTCGTTGTCTGCCAACTGCCATAGTTCTAGTGCGCTGTCAGTCTCCAAGAACATTGCTGGTGTTGAACCGGCTTTGTATTCAGCGAGCAGCCACTCTTGGCGGTTGGTGTAAAGGTCTGTGAATTGGAGGCACTGCTCAACAGCAGAGAAGCCATAGAGCATCTTTGTCTGTGGGTGGCCAATGAAGACGTTGAGTGAGTCTGATGGGCGAACTGGTCCACGCTGTTCTTGTGAGTTGAACTGAGCGTTTACTTCGTTAAGCGGTGAGGCTGTGAACTCGCCACGGGGGTAGCCGAATAAGATTTGTTGGTACGCCGGCATAGGAAATGAAGGAACCCTACCTTTGTCGTCACGAAGAATCTTGATTGTCGATGGGTCGATGATGTCGAAACCAAAGCACTTACCACCAAGGTTGTAGTTCGGGTAAAGAACTACTTCGTCGTACACCAGGTAGTCCCACATCAACTGGGCAATGAATGCACGCCAGTTCTTGTATTCAAGTGGGAATGGGTTTGACCAGAACTCTGTCATTTCAGCAATTTGCTTGCCATGCTTGTCACGAGCAATGTTTGAAGCCTTGGCGTGTGAGCAGTTCTCTTCAGCCATGATTTCAGCAATGGCGTCGTCAGATACTTCAAACGACCATTCCATCTTGGTGATGTCGTCAATGCGAATTGTGATGCAGCGAGAGATGATGTCTACGTTGCGAGCAGCCCATTCAAGTCTTCCGAAAGGAGCAGGCTCCTGTGAAATCATTAAGTTCTCAGCAACCTGGTACTGAGTAACACGAGGTTCAGCACGACCCGTTATTGGATTGACTTGGTCAATTGCTCCTGGGAAAAGTGGCGTACCTGGGTTGAAGGCAGCACCGAATTGTGACATTGGACGAGGGAGTGGAGTAGCAGAAATGACTTGTTGAGCCAAGTTTGGGATTGGTGTCTGAACAGGTGTTCCGTTCAATTGACCTGACTGCATGGCAGAAGCAATGGTGCCAGCCTTAGTCAGTTCATCCACTACGCCTTTGACAATCTCGGCGGTCTTATCTTTTCGGCTAAATAGAGCCACCTGTTACCTCTTCTGGAATTGTGGGAATCCGGCTGAACTAGACGAGATGCGTTGCTCGTTTACCGGTGTGATTTTGTAATAGCAAACTCTACAAGACATGTCGGTCTTACTATTGTTTGCGCCGCACTTAGGGCATGCCTGAGTAGCGCCAGAGAACGCAAGGTCGAACTTGCTGGTCTGGGTAATGAGTGCAGTGATTCCGTGAACCATTGCGTCTAATCGGTCTGGGGATTCGTCCCCTGGAATCCATGACACCATCTGCTCTTCAAGAGCGTCNAAGTTGCCAATGTGAAATACTTTGCCCTGTTCGTACAAACTTGCGACTGGCTCCGCACGAAGTTTTTTTGAAAGTTTCGCTGTGATACCGGTTATNGCCATGTGTGGATTGATTTGCCTAAGCGTGGTTTCNATGAAATCCCCACCCTGGTTCTTTTCCACAATCACTCGGTCTGCTTGNTAATCCTCGTAGGCCACGTTNACTCTACGGGACCAACCCATTGGAGTGTCTTTNCATGACTTGTCGGCAATCACGTAGTAGTTGCCATCGGCTCCTANGCCGCAAACAACGATTCCTGTGAGGTCGCTGTCTTCGCCTGATGTCACTGCTGGGTCAACTGCCACAACGATTCTTGTAAAGTCGTTGTAGTGCTGCACCCTGTGTTCATCAATCATTGTCTGGGTGAATAGAGCGCCCGGTGTGTCCAGGAGCAATTCGCCATAAAGTTCTTGGCGTCCTAATCGTGTGCCGTCGTAACGGGCTTTAAGTTCTGCAAGAGCAGCCTCTGAGAGGTTCTCTGCATTGTCGAAGGTGGAACCACGAGTGACAACAACGCTCCCATCTGTTCGGGACATCCAATCTCGGATAAGTTTTGTCGGTCTTGGCGTAGTCGTAACGACCACCTGAGGATTGTCACCGATGCGTAGTGCAGGGGCTAAACCTTCAGTCCAGATTTCTTCGTATCTAAATGACGAGGCTTCGTCTAACCATGCGCCACTGAGGTTTAATCCTCTGGCACGGTCAGGCTCGTCTGCTGATACAAGGTGGATTCGTGAACCGTTGCTCAGGGTTATTTGCCCATTGCTTCGATTGTAGAAATCACCTTTGTCTTTGCGTAAGTCAACTGCCTTGAGGAATCCTGATGGACCTTCAACGCACGTTCTTCTCACGTCTGTAAATGTTGGGGCAACAATCGCCCACTCGGAGTTTGGAATGCTTCGGGCCTTTTCAGCCAACCACCCCGACCCTAAGAAAGTTTTTCCAAACCCACGCCCACTAATTACTAACCAGAGTCTGAAGTCTTCAGTTGGTGGTAATTGGTTTGGCCTGGCAAGTGTTCGGTAGCGAGAATTCTTGAGTTCTTCAATCGCTTGGCGTGACAGGAGTTCCTGCTCTTTAAGCAGAAGACTCTTATACTTCTTGGCCTTCAGTAAGCGCTGCTGGACTATCGTAGTCAATTTCTTCCCCTAGCAATGTTTCCAGTCGTCTGATTTCCATGTCCATGTAATCCAGGGTGACAACCTCGTGGCGTGCTGGCATGTCGGTTCCGTTGAGTTTTCCTTTGCGCTCCATGATTGCAAGCGCACGGTCTACGGCAAACATTGCACCTTTGTAATCTGGGTCAAATGCCTTTTCCAACACAACTTCCAATAGGTTGTCCAGGCGTTCGTTCTCTAAACGACGGTACTCATCAACAACTTCTGCTGGGATTGCAGCGAGCGCACGTTGCACTCTGTTGTATGCAGTCTGCTTTGAAGTGCCGATTCGGTCAGCAATCTTCTGGTAAGTCATTCCACGAGAACGCAAACGCAATGCTTCAGTGTCAAGGATTGCTTGTTCTTCAGTGCGAACAAAACCGCCGGGAGATGTTTGGGTCATTTGTCAAGACACCTAGTCGTAAATGTTTATTCATTGGACAGGAAGCGCCAATAGTAACACTCAAGAGTATCAGTTTTGGTAACACCTTGCAATGGCTAATGAATGACGTGGTAACAAATTGCTTTTTAGTTGCGTCCTGTCACTGTGATTGAGCGGTCTTCAATAATTGTTGTAAATCCTGCTGCGTTCAATGCCTCGGCGTGTGCGTTAAGTGCTGAGTCAATAGCGTTTGACAATTCAATTCGTGCTTGCTGGTAGCGCTCTTCGTTCTTGCCGCGAACTGGTAGACGCAATGAGTGTTCGAGGGTTACTTTGTTGCCCTTGACTACAAACCCCTTGCTGCTTGAACCACTGATGCGGTAGTTGTGTGCGTAACCAATTTTCTTCGATGACTGAACTGACTTAACAAAGCCAGCCTTCTTAAGCGCTGCTGTTATGTTGATTGCCTTAATGTTTGTCATTAGTTCAACCCCAACTTCTTGTTTGCAGCCCAGTGGCGAACAACTGCCTTGGCCTTGTTGAATGTGATGTCTTCTTGGTCGGCCCACTTCTCAAACAATGTTGTGCCAACTGATGTGCGGTTGGTGTGTGGGTAGTACATCATTCCGATGTTCATGTGACTTTCACGCCATCCCAAACCTGAGTTTGCGTAGATTGTCACCATTGTGAAATCGGCAATGTTGTCATCGGTCATCACGTCAACGTGTAGTCCGGCTGTTTGTGCGTAGTCCATAAGTTCTTGGACTCGCTTTGGTATTGATGTGTGTGTCTTTGTCATGTCTCAAGTGTATGTCCTACGGTAGGACAGATGCAAGTATTTGAGCAATCTTTTTTATTTTTTTTCTTAGCCCGGGATAACCAGGAAAGGCGAACGGACGTTCGTAGTGTGCATGGCTGCGGCTTCTAGGGCCTGGTACAGGCTTCCTTCGTCCTCATGGTCCGTATAAAGGCTCCCTAAGGCTGGTGCGGCCCCTGAACCTATGGCACCATAGCAATACCCCTCTGAATCCCTTCTGGCCTCTATGGCGCCGCTATTGGAGGAAATCTCGTACAGCCGCCCATTCTCAATTGCCAGCAGTTCCCAGTCGTCCTTCAGGTCATCAGGCAGTTTGACGCTTTCAAGCAATTGCTCAAGTGTGGGGTTGTGAGCCTTACCTGCCAATTTGAAATACATCTGGCCTATCTTGAACGAGCCTGCGTAGCCAAGCAGGAGGTTGCCAAAGCGCCCGACCTTTGGGGTGGCTGTAAGCGAAGCCAGGCCGTCCTCAGTGGAACTCAGCGAGTCTCCACCTATCCAGCAACCATCAGGCGTAACCAGCCCGGCGACGACGGTCATTTCCAGTTCCTGATTGCTTTGTAATACATAATGAGGTACAAGGCGCTGTAAGCAATAAAGCCGTACTGATGTGTGTGTATGGCATACACAACCCATACACCTTCGTTGATTGAAAGAATAAACCAGCCCCTGATTTTTTTTTCACCGACAAAAAACAGCCCGGTTGAGCCGATGGCAGCCAGGACCCATGACCACATTAGTTTTTGTACCACATTTCGGTTGCGTCCAGCACCTTGATTACGTCGCAGGGGTATTGCTTGCGACTTAACGATTCGCCGTCAAAACCGACTACGGCGCAGGAAGCGCAGTAAAGTTCGGGAGTCTCGGCGTGTTTGTTTCGTAATGCCTGGCGTTCAGTTTCAGTC